ACACAAAGCTCCCTGACTATCGTTGAAAAAGACATTGCTCAAACAATCTTGATCAATCATGTCTGATTACGCAAGAATTGCTCTTGACTTTTATGAAAACAATCCACCAACAACCAATGACATTGCTGAGTTTGTCAGCCTCTTTGCCTACCAAGGCTATGATGCTAGAACCGTTGTTAGGCTGGTCACTGAGAGAGGAGGTGGAAACTGGCAAGAGGATGTTAAGAGACTCATCGTCTTGGCAGCCACTCGGGGAAATAGGGTCAACAAGATGAAGGCCAAGATGTCAGACAAGGGTAAAGGAGAACTTACAAAGCTCGTCAGCACCTACAAGCTAAAGGAGGGAAATCCTGGCAGAGAGGACTTAACTCTGTCAAGAGTAGCATGTGCTTTTGCCACCTGGACATGCACTTGCATTACTTCAATTGCTGAGTATCTGCCAGTAACTGGCTCCACCATGGACAGTTACAGTCCTAATTATCCAAGGACCATGATGCACCCAGCTTTTGGAGGCCTGATTGACCTCACTCTTCCTGAAGCTGAGACTCTGGTTGCTGCCCACAGTCTGTATCTCAATAGATTTGCCCAGGTGATCAACCCAGGACTGAGAGGAAAGTCCAAGGATGAAATTCAGGCCACCTTTCAACAGCCTCTGAATGCTGCTGCAAACAGTAGCTTTATCACCTCTGAGAACAAGAGGAAATTCCTGACCAAATTCATGCTGATTGATTCTAATCTCAAAGTCACCAAGTCAGTCGCCGATGCTGCCAAGGCTTACAAGGCACTGAACTAAGCTGCCCAGGGTTTTAGGGAAGGGTTATGAGGGAGTGGGATTTGGGACAAAGGGATGATTTAGTTTTGTTTATTTTTTATTTTTTTATTTTTATATTGTTTTTATTTTTATTTTATTTTTATCTTATTTTATTTTGGTTTTTGTTTTGGGTGATGGGTAGAGGGATGGTCAGTAAAGGAAAAAATGAAAATAAAAAACAAAAAAACTATAAAACTTATAAAAACAAAAAGTTATCTAAATTGGGGTGGGTAATTAGGAAGGCCTTCGGGCCTGGCAGCCTCACTCAACAGAAGACAGGTTGGAGGCTGCAATGGCAGCCTCGTCATCTGAGGAGTCATCAGAGAAGTCTGAATCATTTCCCTCTAAGCACCTGTCTAAATCATCAATAGCCCTGCACCTTGGCCCAAACCCGATCTCATCTCCCAAGCAGCCAGGATCTGAGGTTCTGATTCTGGCAGCACATTCAACCAGCCAGTCAACCAGATTGTCTCCTTTTCCAAAAACTCTCTGATCCATCTCTGCTCCTCTGAGAACAGAGATCACTTGCACACATGCAACATCCTTAACTAAATTCCTTCCTGAGAACAATTCTGGACTGACACCCATGTCTGCTGCGGCCTTTCTAATCTTCTTATGCAGGGCCACGCAGGCCAGATCAAGAGAAGGATTGCCTTTGGCTCCATTCATCAGCATGGATGCAACATGGCACCTGCTATAATAGGACTCCGGATTTATGTCCTTTGAGCTGTACACAATGTAGTTCAGATCAGGGGATCCAGTAGGCCAGCTAATCCCATGAGCAGTATGACCTCTAGATGGTGCTAGAAAGTCATTGAGAGGAATGCTAGCTAGCATCTTAATCATCTCATCAAAGCAGTTGAGGCTGGGTCCCATAACTTGGGATCCTTTGCAGTCACCCCAGAGAAGAGGGAGAGTGTCTCGATCATAGAATTCCTTCAAGTTCATAAACTTCTTTCTAGACAAGCTCACAAACTTGAGAGGGATGAGAGATCCCATGTGGTAAGAAGCAGGTACTTCTGTCCACTCAAACTTGTTGACATAGAGGACATTGACTCTGCCTCCTTCCTTAGAATAGTCAAAGCTATACTCGGGCATCTCTGGATGGAAGAATCTCATCATTTTGCTAGATATTAAAACTTTCAGGGGGACTTTGTGT